CGAAATCGATCGTTCTCCGCGTGGTGTTAAAACCATGCTTACCCGTCGTGGCCTGATTGCTCAGGACTATGATGGTGCTGCCCGTCGCGAAAAAGCGGCTCGTGCAGCAGCTCAGTAACTTTCGTTTTTAGAAGTCGGAAAGGCGGGGTGTACTAGCCTACATCCCGCTTTTTGGTGGAGATATCAGTGGACCTTGCAAGTGCATTATTAAAACAAATTATAAGCCAGCAAGACCTTGCCGCTTGGACTTCTTTGCGAAAGAATTACTTGCCGTCTGAGTATGGAGAAATCTACGATAAAGTATCTTCATTCCTAGACAGGTTCAACAAAGTACCCACCTTTGAAGAACTAAAATTCGATGCTAAAGGTAAAAGACTACAACAAAAGATTGCTGTCGTAGAGCAAGTTGAAGTCGATGCTGATGCAGAAATACTTCTAGAGTTTCTGAAGTCAGACTATGCTCAGGAAGTTACCTTTACAAACATCGAAAAGTTACTTAACAATTCTACTGCGTTTGATAAAGTAACTGATACTGTTGAACATTTGCAGGCTATGATTGTCGATCTCGAAAACAAAATCGAGATGGACACGGATCAAGAAAGTATGCAGACAATCGAACTCTTTGAAGCCGAAGAATTGATTGAAGGTAGACTGGCTCTTGGACTAAATACAGCATACGATGAAAACATCAGCTTTAGTCAAGAAGACCTGATCCTAGTCGGAGGTAAGAGAGGTTCTGGTAAATCTCTTGTATGTAGTAACCTTGCTGCCAATACCTATAATAATGGGGCATCTTCGATATACTTTACTATCGAGATGACACAGCGAGAAGTGCTACAGAGAATTGCATCTATCGGTGCTGGAGTTTCACACTACAGGCTGAAGAACAGAACTCTCTCCTCCGATGAAATTCAACGCCTTGCAAAATGGTGGGCCAACAGATATGAAGGTGGCCTAGAGATGTATAGCGAAGAGTATTCGCTTTCTATGTCTTTTGATGAGCTTCATAAAAAGCTAGTTACCTTACCCCTAAAAGACCAACGATTTGATATTGTGTATGATCCAGAACTTACTATTTCCAGGATACGTTCTGAGCTAGAAAGAAAAGTATCACTAATACAGCCTAAGATTATCATTGTAGATTATATTAATCAGATAAAACTTACTAAGTTTCCCGGTAAGAAAGGCCAGTATGAGTGGGATCAACAAATTGAGATTGCTAAGTTTCTAAAAACTATGGCACAAAAATACAAAGTGCCAGTACTCTCGCCTTATCAGATTGACAACAGCGGAGAAGCTAGATTCTCAAAAGGTATTCTAGACTCTGCTGATGCGGCCTTTACACTAGACCCACACCAAAAAGAAGATGCTTGTATCAGCTTTAACTGCACCAAGATGCGAGCCTATCCTGAGACAGACTTTACTTCTCACATGGATTGGGAAACTCTTCGAATTGGTCCTGAATCTGCCATCGTTCCTACCGAAGGTGAGATGGAAGATGCTGATGACAGTCCTTGGGATTAGTTCTTGACTTGTTCTTTGCCCTATGCTAATATGGAGAAAATAAGGAGAGCACTATGAAGAAGAGAAAGTACGTTCGTCGCAAAAAGATTCGTGGGTCGTGGGCTAACCTGCCTGACTTTTCAGACTATCGTGATCCAGTCTTGCCAGCCTGCTCTAATGGCTTTGGCAATGGTCAGACACCAGATAAGTCTGTTATGCGTAATCTTCACAAGGAAAGCCTTGCTATCCAAGAGAAGATCAAGCAGAAAGCAACCCAGATGGCTCCAGTGTGCAACAAAGGTGCATATATGTACATTGGAGAGTCAGACGATATCACAGCACTAGGGCGTAAGAAATGACAGTAGAAGAGCTGCTTGAGAAACAGAAGATACCATACCGGATGAGCGGAAGAGACGTAGTAGTTTCTTGCCTCAATCCTGACCATGATGATAGAAGTCCTTCTATGCGGATTGATAAGGCTACTGGTATATATCACTGTTTCTCTTGTGGCTTTAAAGGCAATCTTTTTAGCAGATTCAATGTAATTGTATCCAAGCTGCAAGTGCGTAGAGAGACGCTGGCTAAAAAGCTACAGTCCATCAAACTAGAAAATGTTGGACTAAGGCTGCCCGAAAATCTTCAATACTTTGAAAAAGATTATCGTGGCATCAGCGCAGACACCTACAAGCATTTTAAAGCCTTTACACATAGTGCTGATTTTAAAGATAGAATCGTATTTCCCATCTATGACATTACTGGCAAGATCACAGCCTTCAATGCACGATCTTTGGATGACCAAATAAAACCTAAATACTTGATCTATCCAAAACAAGTGAGCTTGCCATTATTTCCCTTGACAGCGAAGCCAAAAGGTGGTAGTATCATTCTAGTCGAGGGCATCTTTGATATGTTAAATATGCATGACAAAGGAATTACCAACACTATGTGCACGTTCGGCACAAGCACTGTAAATGACGAACGACTTAAGCTACTTAGCCTTCTTGGCTGTACTAAACTTTACCTCTTCTTTGATGGCGATGATGCTGGTCAAGAAGGGGCTAGAAAAGTAGCAGACCTTGCAAAAAGTCTTGGCTTTCAGGTGGAAAATATCTTCTTTAGAGATAGAGACCCAGGATCGCTAAGTAGAAAACAGATAGAGAAAGTAATTAACATAAAATGTCCAGAGTACTTCTAGTAGAAACAAAACCATCCAAAAATACTTATAACAGCCTGAACTTTGATTATGACCGTAAGACACTTACCAGCAACGCACAACTTAAGAAAGTTCTTAAGAAAGATGTTGAGCTGCAAAAAGAAGTTGCAGATGAGTATGACTGGGTTATTCTTGTCGGGTCGGAGCCCTTCAAGTTTTTTACTGGTAAGTCCTCTGTGACGGAATATGCAGGTAAAATTGTAGATGAAAAGTTTATACCAACAATTAATCCAGCAATGCTTGCATTTAAGCCTGAAGCTAAAAAGCTTTGGGAAAACTCTGTATCAGCAATCAATGATTATGTTACGGGGAAGAGAGTACGCAAATCATATGACAAGTCAAATTTCAAGGGGATTGACAATAAACAAGAGGCGCTGGAATATATCGAATACGTTAGACGATCAGAATACAATTTCTGTGCCTTGGACAGTGAAACTACAGCGCTTTATCCTCGTGATGGTTATATGCTTGGGATTAGTCTTTGTGGCTATCCCGATACTGGGGCTTACATTAGCACTGAGGTTATTGATGACGACGTTGCAGCCAGTCTACAGCGACTTTTTAGAGAAAAGGCCGTTGTCTTTCATAATGCTAAGTTTGACCTCGCTTTCTTTGAATATCATTTTGGCTTTGAGTTTCCTGTTGTAGAAGATACAATGCTTCTGCATTATGCCCTCGATGAACGGCCAGGTACTCACGGGCTAAAACAACTTGCTCTACAGTATACCGAATACGGTGACTATGAAGAAGACCTTTACAAGTTTATTGATGACTACACTAAAAGTCATGGTCTTCTCAAGAGCGAGTTTAGTTGGGAGTTTATCCCATTTGAAGTAATGGTAGAATATGCTGCTATCGACGCTTGTGTGACATTTATCCTTTATAATAAGTTTCGACGTGCAGTAGATAAGAATCCTAGGTTAAAAGACCTCTATGACAAGATTCTTATTCCAGGTATGCGATTCCTAGGCAAGATACAAGACAATGGTGTTCCTTTTGATGAGGAGCGTTTGCGTATTGCTCAAAGCACTATGGAAAGCCAGCTTGAGGCTAACTCGCAACAACTTCGGAGTTTTGATAAGGTAGAAGAGTTTGAACTCGATCAAGCACAGCCTTTCAATCCTGGGTCAGTACAACAGCTTCGTAAGCTGCTGTTTGATTATGTGGGCTTGCAGCCTACAGGTATCAAGACAGGTACTGGTGCTGATTCAACCAATGCCGAAGTGCTGGAAATTCTAGCAGAACAACATGAAATCCCTAAGCTGATCTTGAATATTCGTAAAGATTCTAAAATCAAGAATACTTACCTTGACAAGATTATACCACAGCTTAATCGGGATGGACGCCTTAGAACCAACTTTAACCTGCATGGTACCACATCGGGTAGACTCTCCTCTAGTGGTAAACTAAACATGCAACAGTTGCCTAGAGATAATCCTGCTGTTAAGGGTTGTATCAAAGCACGAGATGGTTACAAGATTGTTTCTATGGACCTTACCACTGCCGAAGTTTATATTGCAGCGATCCTATCTAAGGATAAAGAACTTATGGCAGTGTTTCAGGAAGGCGGCAACTTTCACAGCTCTATTGCTAAGAAAGTCTTCAATCTTCCGTGTGCGATCGAAGACGTTGCAGAATACTATGGAGATCGCAGACAGGCCGCTAAGGCTGTAACTTTTGGAATCTTGTATGGTGCAGGTGCAAATAAAATTTCTGCCCAGGTCACTAAAGATTCCGGGAGTTACTTTTCTAAGTCGGAAGCCCAACGTGTTATTGATGAATACTTTGGAACCTTCCGTAGCTTAAAGTCTTGGCTTAAGAAGTCTGAAGAGCTTATTCTCAATAATGGCTTTGTTTATAGTCATTTTGGTCGTAAGCGCCGCCTTCGCAATATTACTAGCGATAATCAAGGAGTTGTCGCACATGAAGTTCGTTCTGGTATTAATTTTTTGATTCAGTCTCCTTCCTCAGACATTAATCTGCTGGGTGCTATTGATATGCAAAACTATATCGAGCGTGAAAAACTAGATGCAAAGATATTTGCCCTAGTACATGACTCGATCTTGGCAGAAGTAAAAGAGGATCAAGTAGAGCAGTATAACACCGCTCTCAAGCAATTTGTTCAAGCAGATCGTGGTCTAACCATTCCTGCTTGTCCGATTGGTACCGATTTTGAGGTAGGCGATGACTATTCTTTTGGAAAGTTCGAAAAATTATACTTACAGCACGATTGACAATTCTAAGGTTATAAACTTTCCCGTTTACAAGTTACAATCAGAGCCTCTAGCAGTAGATGGTATCGTAACTGTAAACGGGAAAGTCATTGATGACCGTAACGTAAATCACGAAACCCTTGGGGGTAGAAGACTGCTAACGCCACAAAAACTCTTCAAATTAAAGCTAGTAAGATTTAATATTGTGGAATTGGTCAAAGATAGCAAGTCTTCAATAGGCTGGTACATAGATAAGTACGGAAAAATAATTAAGTATAGAAAGACACGACTAGAAAAGCTAGTTTGCCATAGAATCGAAGAAGTCGTCTATAGAGGTACATACTCGATTCTCTTACTGGACGGAGTTAACTTTCCAGTAGAGGTAGCAAGGCCACCTACAGGCAGTTATGCACAAATGCTGTACTACAAAGGTTATCCTTGGAAACTCTACAACATACTTAAAGAAGACTGTACCAGCACAGTAAAGAAAGTGTAATGTCTCAAAAACAAAAGTTAGACTTAATGAGGCTAAAGCCTCTAAACGCTGCACAAGGTAGAGTGTTAAAAAGTGACAAGAATATGGTTATCTATGGTGCTGCCGGCACCGGGAAATCCCTTCTTGCAGTTTATAAAGCAATGCGTGCTATAGAACTGGATGAAGTAGATAAGCTAATTATTGTCCGAAGTGCGGTTCCAACACGAGAAGTTGGGTTTTTGCCGGGATCACTAGATGAAAAAGTAAAGGTATATGAAATGCCTTACGAAGAAATCTTTACGTTCCTTTATGACAATAATCAGGCTTATAGACTTTTCAAAAATAAACATAAACAAGTAGAGTTTATGACATCTTCTTACCTACGTGGTATTACACTAGAAGATTGTCATATTATTGTTGATGAGTTTCAAAACATGACATTTCATGAACTAGACTCTATCATCACTAGACTAGGAGAAAATTGTAAGATTAGCTTTTGTGGTGACGCAAAGCAGTCTGACTTAAAAGGTTCCGGTCTAGATAAATTCTTACACATACTAAGAAGTATGCCGAATTATTTTGATTTGGTTGAGTTTGAGGTAAAGCATATCGTTAGAAGCGGTATTGTTAAAGAGTATCTAACAGTAAAGCAAGAACTTTATGACTAAAGCAATTATAACTAACAGGATCTACCTAGACAATAGTCCAGAGGTGCAGAGAGACATGCTTGAAGCACTGACATATAAGATCCCTAGTTATAGACCAGAGCTACCACCAAAAATTATAAGCAATGTAAGAATAATTAACGAAAACTTACTGGCAATACCCAGCGGGAGGGTGGACCTTATCCCACCTTACTATGAGGTAGAGGACAGAAGGAATGAGGTTCCTGTAGAGTTTCCAGCATTTAAGTTTACTCTTAGACCGGCACAACAAGAAGTGTATGATAAGGTAAATTCAGATTGTTTTATAAATGCGTGGACGTCATGGGGCAAAACATTTACAGGGCTGGCTATTGCTGGTAAGCTTGGACAAAAGACACTAATTATAGTACACACCCTAGCACTACGAGACCAATGGGCTAAAGAAGTAGAAAAGGTATATGGCTTTACTCCTTCTATTATTGGTTCTGGTTCTTTTGATACTTCTAAACCAATCACTATTGCTAATATACAAACACTAGCAAGAAGGCACAAGACAAAATTTAATAAACTATTTGGTACAGTTATGGTTGATGAATGTCATCATATACCTGCTAAGTCTTTCTCAGATATTCTAGAAAGTATGGATGCCAAATATAAAATTGGGCTGTCTGCATCTAACG